ATGGAACAAACGAGGATGGTATATCTGCAGAGGTATACGGAGCACAAGGAGTTGGAGAACCAACGCCTGACGCATTTACACCATACCCAGAACTTAGCGAAGAGCAGGTTATTGGATGGATGGAAAGCACTATTGATATGGAAGCTATGGATGCAAACATAGACGCTCAGATAGAAGCTATCATTAACCCAGTAAATGTAACACTACAAGCGCCTTGGAATACAAACCAATAATAGGCGCGTAAGATTTTTAAAATACAGGTGATTATACTACTATAATCAAATAAAATTAAATGGAATTCAATAACCCAAGTGAGATAGTAAAGACACTAACTTTTGGTAAAGAAGCTAGTGATCAAATAATGGAAGGCGTCAAAAAATTAGCAAACGCAGTAAGCTCTACATTAGGAGCCTCTGGAAAATGCGTTATTTATGAAGACGCTACAGGAAAACCGGTGATAACAAAAGACGGAGTAACCGTTGCAGAAAGCGTAGTCTTATTACATCCGGTAGAAAACATTGGAGCAACCCTTATAAAGGAAGCTGCAAGAAATACTGTAAAAGAAGCAGGAGATGGAACAACAACATCAACAGTCCTAGCTTATTCCTTGTTAAAAACAGTTAATGAAAAAGCTGGAGACGAAAAATTAAGATCCTTGAAAGCTGGAATCATTAGCGGAGCGGAAAAAGTAAAAAGCTATTTAGAGAAATCTAAAATAGAAGTAAAAGGTGAGATGTTAAAAAACGTAGCTACTATTAGTTGTAATAACGACAAAGAGCTAGGTGACAAGATTGGTGAAGCTTATGAAAAAGTAGGTAAGAACGGCGTTGTATTAATGGAAGAATCAGATACAAACGAAACTTACGTAAACTTTGTAGAAGGCGTGCAATTTGATAGTGGGTTAAAATCTCCGCATTTAGTAACAGACAGAGACAAGCACACAGCTGTTTTAGACGATCCTTACGTACTTATTGTATCTTCGCCTATTCCTAACATAAGAAAAATACAAAGTGTCTTAGAACACGTTATAAAGAACAAAAAAAGCCTTTTGATTGTTGCAGCAGTAGAACAGCAACCATTTGCAACTTTATTGTCAAACAAGGTAAAAGGTAATATAAAAGTAAATATAGTAGACGTTCCGGGTTTTGGACCCACTAGACAAGAAACATTAGAGGACTTAGCGTTGCTTACAGGCGCCACAATAATAAACGAAGAGCTTGGTGACGATTTAGATTTAATTAGTCCAGAAGTTTTAGGTTATGCTAAGAAATCTGTAACTGATGATAAAACAACAGTATTGCAGACTTTAGAGGAAATTGATGTAACAGAAAGAGTACTTGATGTAACTAAAAAATTAGAAAGCGAATCAAACCCGTTTTTTAAGAAAAAATTAGAGCAGCGATTATCTATGTTAACCGGCAAAGTTGGAGTTATATATGTAGGGGCTGATTCTAAGGTGGAATTAAAAGAAAAGAAAGACAGAATAGAGGATGCAATTTACGCGACAAAAGCTGCTTATAAAGAAGGTATTGTTGCTGGTGGGGGTATAGCCTTGCTAAATGCTTCTAATAATTTAAAACCTTCTAATAAGGGAGAAGAAATTCTTTTTGAAGCTATTAAAGCACCTTACTATACTATACTAGACAACGCTGGTATTATTGAGGTTAAAAAACCTGCAGGTAAAAACAGAGGTATCGATGTTAAATCAGGTAAGGAAGTTGATATGATAAAAGCAGGTATTATAGATCCTGTATTAGTCACAAAGTCTGCGCTTAAAAATGCAGTTAGTGTAGTTACAACTATAATATCAGCCGATTGTGTAATAAGTAATAAAAGATTAGCATAATGAAAGCAATTAATTATTATTTAGTAATCGAAAAAATAAAAGAAGCTCCTAAGGTAGTTGGCGGTATTGAAATGACAGAAAAACAAGACAGCGACATTAGGTACTTAAAGGCTAAAGTTATAAGTGTTGGAGATAAGGTGGTAGGTGTTGAAGAAGGTGATTTTATAAGATATGACAAGCATGCAGGGCATGGTATTGAATGGGACAATAAGTTATTCCATGTTATATCCGCGGGTGATATAGTTATTGTAGAATGAGGTTAACACCGAAGGATCTTAAAGATATGAATTTACTTAAGTATTATAGGCTCGTCAGAAGATGGGCTTGTAAAACTTATAATCTTACGGATGCAGAACTTGAATTATTAATATATTTAGATTGCAAAGACTTTTTTACACGTAATGAATTTATAGATGGCACTTACACATATAGCTGGGACAAAGAGAGATGGGGTAAGCTAAGGAAGGATGGCTGGATTGATGTTTTTAAAGAAAGAAACCGAACGTCTTCTAAGTATGCAGTTTATAAAGTTTCTAAAAAATGCAAGCTTTTAATAAGAAGAATATATAGGATATTGCTAGCAGAAGAAGATCTGCCTACGTCGGAAAGAAGCATATTTTACAATAACAAAACATATACATCAAAGGTATTTAATAAAGCTATAGATGATATGATAAAAGATAAAGATAGATAATGGGTTTTAAATTAAAAGATTTTTCGGAGTTAGTTGGTATTGATAAAGAAACATCAACTTACAATACGCCAGTTTTTAAAAAGAATTTAGAAGGCGGTATATTAGGGGAAGCTAATAATGATGGAACTATATTTATAGATAAATCTTTGAATGGAGAAGATAAGAAAAAAGCCGTGATTCACGAAAAAGTTCATTTGGATCAAATGGCTCAAGGTAGATTTCAATATGATGATAATACGGTTACGTGGAAAAAAGATACTAAATCTCCAGCTAGAGTATATCAGAGAATGAACGGACAACTAATAGATAAGCAAACAGGTAAAAGTGCTCAAGAAGGTGGGGATTTTGAATGGGAGCGTGAAGCGTATAACAAACAATAATAATATGGGATCTAAACCAATCACAAACAAAGCATCAAGTGCTTGCAAAATTAATATGGGACTTGTAATGGGTCAAGCTGATGTACAAAATTCTAAATCATTTGTTGACTACGGCAAATTGATGGAAGAAAAAATGAAAAGTGGAGGTGGTAAAACTGCTTCTAAAGAAGTTATTTTAGAATCAGACAGCACTGAAACAGAAGATAAATAAATAAAAAATTGTAAACATTATGATCAACTTACCAATTACCAGTAGAATAAAACGTTCACCATTGCTTAGTGAAGAAACAGAAGCTATTGATCCAGACAATCCATTAGCTACTACGGGAGGAATAAATCAAGAGCCAGACCAAACGGTTATTACATCGGGAGAATCAAAATATAACTACACGGGACCTTTAGACACCTCTGGCGACTATTATAAAAAATTAGCAAAAGAAAAAGGTTTTCAAAACTTTAAGGGCACTATAAAAGAATACGAGCAGTCTAAGCTTAAAAAAATGAGCGAAGCTGGCGACTCTAATGTTAAAGAAGAAAAAGGCGAATCTAGTACTACTATAGTGCCAGGAGCAACAACAACGTGGGAAGGCACTCTAAAAAAAGCAACAACAGGGGACGTATTTCAGCCTTGGCAAACTCGTCAAATGTCACGCTCAATCAAAAAAGAGCAAAGAGATATTCGTAGAGCTAAAATAAAAGAAGCTAGAGCAAATGGAACATTAACGCCTGAACTACGCAAGCAGTTTAAAGCAGCGGAAGCAAAAGCTGAAAAAGAGGAATTTCAGGCAATGGCTAATAGAGCTAAAACTGCTAGAGCGTCTGGTAAAAAAGGGGGTACAAAAGGTGTTGATACAGGACAGACAGATATGTTACAAGGTAACTTAGATAAAAAAGAGCAAGAAACGATGTTAGCGGAAAAAGCCGCTAGAGACGCTGGAGTGATTACAGCTAAGAAAGAAGATGAGACTACAAAACCAGCGCCACCAAAAATGAAACCTAGTGCTTTCAAAATGTATGCAAAAAGTCCAGCTACCAAAAAATTGCAGGGAGCACAAAATACTTTACCTCAGCAATTGCAAGATGCTATAAAAGCAGCTCCTGGTAAAATGAAATCACCAATGAAAAAAGGCTACTTTAAAAAATATTAATTATGGCGTATATCCAGCAAAACTCACCGTTTAAAAAATCAAGCTGTGGATGCAAAACATCTTGTGGGTGTGGTTCGCCTGCTAAGAAAGGGGATGCTCCTTCGCGTAAGAAATCTAAAGGATATTACAACGAAGCAAATCCTACAGGTACTGGAGCGGATGCAGGAGGTGGAATGTCACAAAAAGGAGTAAATAAATATAAAGCTGATAATCCAGGTAGTAAACTACAAACAGCAGTTACAAAACCGCCGTCTGAATTAAAGCCAGGTAGTAAAGATGCTAAGAGAAGAGAAGCTTTTTGCGCAAGATCTAAAAGTTGGACTTCAGAAAGAGGTAGGGCAGCTAGAAGAAGATGGAATTGTTAAAAATAAATAAATAAATAAATAATCATGGCATACAAACAAAAAGGCTGTACTCCTGTGACAGCAAAAGTACAAAAGACAACTAAAGGAGGAATGGTTCAACAACCGTTACTTAATATGGGAGCTCCCGTAAAGATGAAAATGACATCTCCAGCCAAATTGTCCTATACTACACCACCTAAAAAAAATAAGGTAACTGGCAAAATTGGCTCTGATCTTAGAAGACAGCAATATGATAAATTAGGTTGGAAATACGACAGTACTATTAATGTTCCTAAAGAAAAAACAAGCGATGTTACAAAGGAAAAAACAGACGATGTTGTAAAAACAAAAAACACAGAAGCAATAAAACCTAACGAGGAAGCTAAAAAAGTTTCTATGGAAACTAAGTCGGAAACAGTATTACCTAAAAAAGCGGAAAAGAAAATTGATGTTGCTGAAAATAAAGAAACCAGAGCAGCTAAGGTAAGAGCTAAAGGAGAAAAATCACTTGCTGAAGGCAATAAAGATAAAGCTTTAAGGTTAAAGAGAAGAGAGGAAAGAATATTAAAACGTGCTCAAAAGAAAAGAAATCAAGCTTCGAAAGCTATAGAGCCTAATTAGAGTTAATTAGTCATGAGTAGAAAAGAAAAGTTAGACTTATTTCTATCTAGATGGATAAGTAGAAAATTAACAGTATTTGCAATAGCTTCCGTTGCTTTATTCAGTGGAAGTATCGAATCAAATGACTGGGTCATAGTTGCTACAGCTTATATATCTTTGCAAGGAATAACCGATATTGTTGAAAAACTTTATAACGCAAAAAAATGAACCTAGATGATATACGACTTTATACGCTAAACGCTTCAGCAATGGCGGTTTCCTTCACAAACGCAGAGAGGGCATTGAAGATATTATTATTGGCAGTTTCAATTATTTATACAGTATTGAAAATAATTGAAATGAAAAACAAAAAAGATGAAGCTAACAAGTAATTTTAACAAATCTGAATTTGACAGCAAGGATGGCTTTGATATGCCTGATGATGTTTTGGAAAATATCAAAGTTGTGGCTGAACAATTGCAAGTTTTAAGAGATACATTGAATATGCCTATAACTGTAAATAGTGCGTACCGTAGTGTAGCGCACAATAAAAAAATAGGTGGGGTAAAAAACAGCCAACACATAACTGGCAAAGCAGTTGATATAGTTATCAAAGGAATTACCACCAACTATTTAGCTTTTAAGATAAACGAACTAATTTCAAAAGGCAAAATGCTACAAGGTGGCATAGGTATTTATGATACATTCGTGCATTATGATATTAGAGGTACGAAGGCAAGATGGGATAATAGAAAAAAATAAACATGAAAAAACTAATTATCTTGCTTTTATTATTTGGATGTGGCTCTAAAAAAACAATAACCGAATATAAAGACCGAATTGTAAACGACACTATTATTAAAACAAGAACAGAAATTTTAGTCGAAAGATTCACAGATACCCTCTCCATAAATCAACCTTGTGATAGTTTAGGCAATTTAAAACCATTTAAGCAACTTATTTCTACAAAGCAAGGTAAAGTATCATTACAAGGAAAAAACAACGTTATAACTGCTGAAATTGATTTAAAAGCATATAAAGAGATATTAGAAAAAGAATATAAAAGTAAGTTAGATAAAAATACTATTATAAAAGAAAAAGAGGTTATTAGATACAGAACTCCTTTTTGGTTAATTTTACTTTGTCCAATACTTTATGCGTTAGGTTATTTAACGGGTAAGTTTTTGTAGTTTAAGCAAAATTAAAGTAAATAAATATATACGTAATTAATAAACATATAGAAAGTCAATTAAACATTGATTAAAACAACAATTAACAATTAAATTAAATCAAAATGAACAAAATCGAAAACGAAGAGTTAGAGTTATTGAAAAAAACAGTAAGTGAAATTAATAACTTACAAATGCAAATTGGCGGTGTAGAGGCACAAAAACACGAATTATTACACGCTATAGCTAATGCTAATGGTGAATTCCAAAAAATACAGAAAGATTTAGAGGAAAAATATGGTAAGGTGTCTGTGAATCTTAACACAGGTGAAATTACTGAAGATGAATCTAATAAGGAAGATTAGTATTGGAAGAGATTATAAAGGTGACGCTATGCACTATTCTGTTGGACAGGAAGTGTATGGCGGTCATTTTATAATAAATATAATTGAAGAAGAAAATAAGTATTCAATATATATAGAAAAAAATAACGAAGTATTGCCTTGGAAGGATTTTAATAAAAACATGGCAATCGCAGTTGAATATGATTTAGAATATTAATGAAATCATTATATAATTTTATAGTAGAGCCACTAGGCAACAGATACACAAATAAAAAAGATATAGATGGTTCTGAATTAATACTAAATACCGAACTGCACAACCATAGCTACTCTAACAGAATTGCAAAAGTTTTAGCAGTACCAACAGAAATAGCTACAGAAATAAAAGTTGGTGATGAGATTATAGTTCACCACAATGTTTTTAGACGATTTAAAGACATTAGAGGCAACGAAAAAAATAGTAGAAGCTATTACAACGAAAACATTTATTTTGTTGGTATAGACCAAGTTTTTGGATATAGAAAAGAAAATGAAATATTCAAAGCTTGTAAAGGTTTTAACTTTATTAAGCCACTAGCAGAAGACAAAATGTTTTCTATAAATTTTGAAAAAGAAGGAATAGGTGTTTTAGTTTATAAAGATCCGGATTTAGATAAATTAAAAATAGGTTCGCTAGTAGGATTTAAACCTGGCGCTGAATATGAGTTTGTTATAAATAATCATAAATTATATAGAGTTCCTACCAAATCAATTACAATTAAATATGAATATCAAGGAAACGAAAAAGAATATAATCCTAGCTGGGCATAAAGCTGTTGAAGAATTAATTAAAGTAGCTAAGGAAAAGATTGTTGACTCAGATGATGATATATCAGCTGATAGATTAAAAAACGCAGCAGCTACTAAAAAGCTGGCAATATTTGATGCTTTTGAGATACTAAATAGAATAAGTGATGAGCAGAATGCTTTAGATGATAAACCTAAAGAAGTGGTTACCGCTCAAACCGTTAAAGGTTTTGCTGAAAAAAGATCTAAATAATGTACGAGCAATCATTATATAGTGTTATAACTCCCATAAGAGAAAATACCATATCCAGACTTAATAAAAGCAAGAAGTGGGAATATGGTTATAATAAAGAACACGACGTAGTAGTAATAAGCAAGACTGGTCAAATTGGCGAAATTTATAACATACAAAATTTAAAAATAGCTTTACCCAAAGCTCCTTCTAAAATTGAAAAAAGTATAAATAAATGGAAACTAACAGAATATCCGAAAGAGCTTAAAGCTATATCTAGTATTTTTGACTGGAGAGAACTTCCGGAAAAAGTTCAAGAAAAATGGGAACCTTATATTGACGAGGAGTTTAAGCGCAGAGATGACGGTCATTGGTTTTACAATAAAGATGTTCCAACATATATAACTGGTACTCACTATATGTATTTACAGTGGACCAAAATAGACGTAGGACATCCTGATTTTCGTGAAGCAAATAGATTGTTTTTTATATTTTGGGAAGCTTGCAAGGCTGATAATAGATGTTATGGAATGTGCTATCTGAAAAACAGACGATCTGGTTTTTCTTTTATGGCGTCAAGCGAAACCGTAAATCAAGCTACTATTTCAAGTGACGCAAGATTTGGTATATTATCAAAGTCTGGTAGTGATGCTAAAAAAATGTTCACCGATAAAGTAGTTCCGATTTCAGTGAACTATCCGTTTTTCTTTAAACCAATACAAGATGGTATGGATAGGCCTAAAACAGAATTAGCTTATAGAGTTCCAGCATCTAGGTTGACAAGAAAATCAATACAAAGTAAAAATAAAATAGAAATATTAGAAGGTCTTGATACCACAATCGACTGGAAGAATACAGGAGATAACTCTTATGATGGTGAAAAATTAAGATTATTAATACACGATGAGAGTGGCAAGTGGGAAAGACCTGATAATATATTAAATAACTGGAGGGTAACAAAAACGTGTTTACGATTAGGATCTAGAATTATAGGTAAGTGTATGATGGGATCAACATCGAATGCTTTAGATAAAGGTGGTACTAATTTTAAAAAATTATATACAAGCTCAGATGTTACTAAGCGAAATAAAAACGGGCAAACAGCTTCTGGTTTATATTCATTGTTTATACCAATGGAGTGGAATTACGAAGGGTTTATTGATGAATATGGGCAACCAGTTTTTAATACACCTAAAAAAGAAGTTGTAGGGCCTTTCGGAGAAGTAATAGATATAGGAGTTATAGAGCATTGGGAAAATGAAGCTGAAGGATTACGAGGTGATCAAGATGCTTTAAATGAGTATTATAGACAATTTCCAAGAACAGAGGAACATGCTTTTAGAGATGAGGCTAAAAACAGCATATTTAATTTAGCTAAAATATATGAACAAATAGATTATAACGAAGACTTAGGTAATTCCAATGTAATTACAACAGGAAGTTTTCAATGGGTAAATGGTATTAAAGATTCTAAAGTAATATTTGTACCAAACCCTAGTGGTAGATTTAAAGTTTCCTGGGTGCCTAATGTTAATTTACAAAACAATCAAGTATTAAGAAACGGTATTAAGTACCCTGGTAATGAGCATATTGGAACATTTGGATGTGATAGTTATGATATATCTGGAACTGTAGACGGCAAAGGATCTAAAGGGGCTTTACATGGTTTAACAAAATTAAGTATGGAGGATGCTCCTGCTAATACATTTTTTTTAGAATATGTAGCTAGACCTCAAACAGCAGATATATTTTTTGAAGACGTATTGATGGCATGTGTATTTTACGGCATGCCTATACTAGCTGAAAATAATAAACCAAGACTTTTATACTATTTTAAAAGAAGAGGATACAGAGGTTATTCAATGAATAGACCTGATAAGATTTGGAACAAATTATCACCAGCTGAAAAAGAGATAGGGGGAATACCAAACTCAAGTGAAGATATAAAGCAAGCTCATGCGGCCGCTATAGAAAGTTATATAAATAGCTACGTAGGATTATTAGAGGATAACACTTATGGTACTATGTACTTTAACCAAACTTTAAATGATTGGGCTGGGTTTGATATTAACAATAGAACAAAATTTGACGCGGCCATAAGTTCGGGTTTAGCAATAATGGCATGCAATAGACATAAGTATCACCCAAAAGCTGATGTACAAAAAAATAAAGTAAACTTAAAAATATCAAAATATACTAATTCAGGTATGTTTTCAAAAATAATAGAAAATTAAAAGTATGGCTAAATCTGTTATAACAAATTATTTTCCAAGCCAAATAGCTAGTGATAGGGAAAAAATGTCAATAGACTACGGCACTACCGTAGGTAGAGCTATTGAAAACGAGTGGTTTAGTAGCGATAACGGTTATGGTAGATTTAAAAGTAACCAAAACACTTTTCACAACTTAAGATTATACGCTAGAGGCGAGCAGAGTGTTCAAAAATATAAAGACGAATTATCAATAAACGGAGACTTATCTTACCTTAATTTAGATTGGAAACCGGTACCTATTATTCCAAAGTTTGTAGATATTGTTGTTAACGGTATATCTGAAAGACTTTTTGATATTAAAGCGTATTCTCAAGATCCATACGGTGTTGAAAAAAGAACAAAGTATATGGAGTCTCTAATAAGAGACATGCAAACAAAAGAATTAAATGAGTTTGTAATACAAGAATTTGGTGTTAATTTATTTGAAAACGATCCAACAACTTTACCAAAAAATAAAGAAGAGTTAGATTTACATATGCAACTTAGCTATAAGCAACAGGTTGAGTTAGCTGAAGAGCAAGCTTTAAACGTTCTTTTAGAAGGTAATAATTATAATCTTATCAGAAGAAGATGCAACTATGACCTAACTACAATTGGTATCGGAGCTGTTAAAAATACATTTACAAAGGCTGAGGGAGCAAAGATTGAATATGTAGACCCAGTTGATTTAGTTTGGTCATATACAGATTCTCCTTATTTTGATGATATATATTATGTAGGTGAGGTAAAGCAAATTCACTTAAACGAACTAAAAAAAGAATTTCCTTGGTTAACGAATGATGATCTTGAAGAAATATCTTCTCAATCCTATCAAAGTAATGGCTTTTACGATAGGTCAATCACTAATTATGACGAAACCGACTCAAATACTGTTCAAGTATTGTACTTTAATTACAAAACTTTTACAAACGAAGTATACAAAGCTAAAGAAACATCTACAGGCGCAGCAAAAATAATTCCTAAAGACGATGAGTTTAACCCTCCTGTTGAACTTTATGAAGAATATGGTATTGAAAAAATATCGCAATCATTAGAAGTTTTATACGAAGGCGTTAAAATACTAGGAGGCAGAATGCTTAAATGGGAGCTAGCTAAAAATATGATACGTCCAAAAAGCGATTATACTAAGGTTAAGATGAACTATAGTATTGTTGCTCCTAGAATGTATAAAGGTAGAATAGAGTCTCTTGTTAGTCGTATAACTGGCTTTGCCGATATGATACAGTTAACGCATTTAAAACTTCAACAGGTTATGTCTAGAATGATACCTGATGGGGTTTATCTTGATGCCGATGGCTTAGCTGAAGTTGATTTAGGTAATGGTACAAATTACAATCCTCAAGAAGCGTTAAATATGTACTTCCAGACAGGATCTGTTATAGGTAGATCGTTTACACAGGAAGGAGATATGAATCCAGGCAAAATACCTATTCAAGAAATATCAACCGGCGCTGGTGGAGGAAAAATACAAAGTTTAATCGCAAATTACAACTATTATCTGCAAATGATAAGAGATGTAACCGGGTTAAATGAAGCTAGAGACGGTAGTACACCTGATTCAAGAGCGTTGGTAGGTGTACAAAAGTTAGCTGCAGCAAATTCAAACACAGCAACTAGGCATATATTGGATAGTAGTTTATTCTTAACATCGGATTTATGTCAAGGCTTATCATTGAGAATATCAGATATATTAGAATACTCCCCTACAAGAGAAGCTTTTATACATAAGATAGGTAATCAAAATGTAGCTGTGCTGGAAGAAATGAGTCAATTATATTTATACGATTTTGGTATATTCATTGAGTTACAACCAGATGAAGAACAAAGAGCAGTTTTAGAAGGCAACATACAAGCAGCCGTTCAAAATAGCTTAATTGATTTGTCTGATGCTATTGATTTACGTGAAATTAAAAATATAAAATTAGCGAACCAGCTTTTAAAGCTTAGGAGAAAAGAAAAGCAGCTTAATGATCAAAAAATGCAGCAAGAAAATATTCAAGCTCAAGCTCAAGCAAACGCTCAAGCACAACAAGTAGCCGCTCAAGCTGAAATTCAGAAGCAAGAAGCTATTACCCAACAAAAAATAACGTTAGAGCAAACAAAAGCTCAAATAGCTCAACAAGCCTTAATGCAGGAAGCTATGCTAAAGAAAGAGTTGATGCAGATGGAGTTTGAAATGAATATGCAATTAAAAGGTATTGAAGTTCAAGGTAAGAAAACAGAAATACAAGAAAAAGAAGATAGAAAAGATAAAAGAACCGAACTGCAAGCTACACAGCAAAGTGAATTAATTGATCAAAGAAAAAACAATTTACCGCCTAAGAATTTTGAATCATCAGGTAATGATATACTTAGCGGTAATTTCAACTTAGGTTCCTTTGAGCCTAAGTAATAATAATAGTAATAATTATATAATATTTTATCATGACAGAGACAAGTAATGGAGTTCTAGATACCCAAAAAGAAGCTCAAGAACAAACACAAAATGAAAATAAAGCGATGTCTTATGACGGAGGCATTATTAAAGTTAATTTAAACGAACTAAATAAACCTACAGAAAATGCCATTCCAGAGCAAGAAGCAAATGCAAGCGATGTTATTATCGAACAACCCAAAGACAGTGCAGGTAGCGAAAGCTTGGTTGAAGAAATACAAAGCTCCCTTGAAAGCAATGAGCAACCCATTCAAAACGAAGAAGAATCTTTAATTGAAGAAATAACAAAAGAGCAGGTTCAACAAAAAGTAGAAAGCCTAGAAGAACAGCTAGACCAAGCTATTGACAATAACCAAGAATCTGGAACTGTATTACCTGAAAATATTCAAAAAGTAGTGGACTTTATGAACGAGACAGGTGGTAGCCTTGAAGATTATGTAAAGTTAAATACAGATTACGCTTCTTTAAATGAAGATCAATTATTAAGAGAGTACTACGAAACTACTAAGCCTCATTTAAATAAAGAAGAAGTTGATTTTTTAATGGAAGACAATTTTGCGTATGATGAAGAGCTTGATGAAGATAGGGATATACGAAGAAAAAAATTAGCTAAAAAAGAAGAGCTAACTAAGGCAAAAGATTATCTTAATAATCTAAAAACAAAATATTACGACGAAATAAAAGCTGGATCTAAATTAAATCCAGAACAAAGAAAAGCGATTGATTTTTTTAATCGTTATAAAAAAGAAAACGAGGAAGCAACTAAAATAGCTGAGCAACAAGTTTCTACATTTAAAAACAAAACAGAACAACTTTTTTCCAATGATTTCAAAGGTTTTGATTTCAGCGTTGGGGAAAAGCAATTTCGTTTTAAAGTAAGCAATGTAGATCAAGTAAAAGACACCCAAGCTGACATTAATAATTTTATCAAGAAGTTCTTGAATGAAAAAAATGAAATAGCTGACGCTGCGGGTTATCACAAGTCTTTGTTTACAGCTATGAATGCGGACAAGATTGCAAGTCATTTTTATGAACAAGGTAAAGCTGATGCTATTAGAGAAAGTGTAGCTAAAGCAAAAAACATTGATATGTCTCCTAGAGGAACTCACGAAAGTGTACAGCCTGTTGGTGGATGGAAAGTGAAAGCAATAAACCCAGGAGTTACTTCTAAGTTTGGAATTAAAACTAAAAAATAAAAAAACTTAAAAATTAAAAATTATGGCAGGTTCATTTACGGGAAGTGCAGGAGCATTGGCTCATTTAACTCCACGTCCAACACAAACATTATTTAATGATAACTATTTATCATTATCTCAATTAGATTTTACACAACAATTTTTACCAGAAGTATACGAAAAAGAAGTAGAGCGTTATGGAAACAGAACAATCTCTGGATTTTTACGTATGGTTGGTGCTGAAATGCCAATGGCTTCAGATCAAGTAGTATGGTCAGAGCAAGGAAGATTACACATTGCTTACGATGATGTAACTGTAGTTTCTGCTACTTCTATTACTATCCCAGCTCAAAACGGGGCTTCTAAAAACCTTATTGGTCCTGGAGCTACTATCGTTATCGCTAATTCAACTGGATTAACTGTAGAAAAAGCATATGTTAGCGCAGTATCTGTTGCAGCTGGCGTTGCTACTTTAACAATTGCTGGTTACGCAGGGGCTATTACTGTTACCGGAACTGGAAACGTTAAAGTATTCGTATACGGTTCTGAGTACGCTAAAGGTACTTCTAATGCAGGTACTTCAGTAGACGCTGCTTTTGAACAATTCAGCAACAAGCCAATTATCTTAAGAGATAAATACAATGTGAACGGTTCTGATACTGCTCAAATTGGATGGGTTGAAGTTACAACTGAAGCAGGAACTTCTGGTTACTTGTGGTATTTAAAATCAGAGCACGAAGCAAGAATTCGTTTCGAAGATCAATTAGAAATGACTATGATCGAAGCTGAAAAAGCTGTTTCTCCAATTACTCCAGCTTCTGGTTTAGGTGGTGGATCTGAAATCACTGGATCTGATGGTTTATTTGCTGCTTTAGAAAACAGAGGTTTAGTATATTCTGACGCTGACTTTGGTGGTGCTGCTGGCTTAGCTGACTTTGATTTGATTCTACAAGAGTTAGACAAACAAGGAGCTATTGAAGAAAACATGATGTTCTTAGACAGAGCTTCTGCTTTGGGTATTGACAACATGTTAGCTGCTCAAAATTCTTACGGTGCTGGTGGTACTTCTTACGGAGTATTCAACAACTCTGAGGATATGGCACTAAATTTAGGTTTCTCTGGATTTAGAAGAGGTTCTTACGACTTCTACAAAACTGACTGGAAATACTTAAACGACGCTACAACTCGTGGATTAGTAGGTGATGTTGAAGGAGTTATTGTACCTGCAGGAACTTCTACAGTTTATGATCAACAATTAGGTAAAAATATTTCAAGACCGTTCTTACACGTACGTTATAGAGCTTCTGAAGCTGACGACAGAAAAATGAAATCTTGGATTACTGGATCTGTTGGTGGTAACTACACAAGCGACGAAGACGCAATGAACGTTCACTTCTTATCAGAAAGATGTTTATGTGTACAAGGAGCTAACAACTTCGTATTGTTGAAAAAGATTTCAGCATAGTAAAGTGATGTAATTTTTACCCTCGTTATATCTACGGGGGTAATTATTACTCTTATTATATTTATAAACTTTTTAATTTTATTATATTATGGCTAAACAAGCTACAGCAAAAACACCTGAGGTTGCGCCTCAAACAACTTTTGAAAAGATTACAGTAACCGCAAAAGAACCGGTTAAACCAAAATGGGAATACAAAGAAAGAACTTACTATTTAAGTACAGGCAAGTCTCCTTTAATTTTCACAATATCAGCTAAACATAGTGGCAGAAAACCTTTATTATGGTTTGATGAAGAATCTGGTTACCAGAGAGAATTAAGATACGCTACCAACCAAGCTAGTCCATTTGTAGACGAACAGAAAGGGCAAGCTACTTTAGGACGTATTGTATTTAGAAACGGTGTTTTAACCGTAAAGAAAGAAGATGTTGCATTGCAAAAATTATTGTCATTGTATCATCCTTTAAAAAATAAAGCTTATAAGGAGCTCGATAAGGAAGCAAATTCAGTTAACGAGCTTGATTGGATTGAATTTGAATTAGAAGCTCTTACAATGGCTAAAAACATCGATATTGAGCATGCAGAAGCTATTCTTAGATCTGAGTTTGGAGAAAAAGTTACAACTTTATCTACCAGTGAGCTAAAAAGAGATTTAATGATTTTTGCAAAAAGAAATCCAGTGTTGTTTATTGAATTAGCTAACGATGAGTCTATTCAATTAAGAAATGTTGGGGCTAAAGCTGTTGAAGCTGGTATCTTAAGGTTATCTGCTGATCAGCGAACATTTACATACGGAGAGTCAAATAGAAAATTAATGACTGTTCCTTTTGATGAACACCCTTACTCAGCATTAGCTGCTTACTTTAAGACTGATGATGGTATGGAAGTTTACAAAGCAATATTAAAGAAACTTAATTAAGTACACATTTTTATAGCGGTTAGGCTGCTTTAAATGTGGCCTAATCACTATAAATAATAATAAACATATGAGCATAAGTGTAGATACGGTTTACCAAAGAGTATTGAGTATACTTAACAAAGAACAGAGGGGTTATGTTACACCCCAAGAGTTTAATTTATTTGCAAATCAAGCTCAGCTGGATCTATTTGAGCAATACTTTTACGATATAAATCAATTTGGTAGAATACCTGGTAATAACACAGAGTATTCTGATATGTTAAACATCCTTAACGAAAAAATAAATATATTTGAAACGTCAGCTATTCCTGGAAGAGTTGGCTCATATTTTACATTCCCGCCTGATCTGTATAGGTTAGGCACTGTTGTATATAAAAATGAAACTACAAACTCTTTTGGTGTTACTTCTACAGAAGCTATAGAAGCCGAAAGAATAAACGCTAATGAGTTTTTATATATAAATTCTTCACCTTTAACAAAACCGCAAAACATCCGTCCAATATTTGTCGCTAACTCAAATGGCATAAGAATATACGGTGATTCAGAAATAACTGGAAATACTAACGTAGAAATACAGTACATAAGAAAACCTGCTAAAGTGGAATGGAAATACCAAACTATATTTGGAGAAGCTTTGTATGATGCTACATATTCTGTTAATTTTGAATTACATCCATCAGACGAAACGGAATTAGTTATAAAAATACTAGAATTAGCTGGGTTACTGGTTAAAGATTTATCAGTTTACCAAATAGCTAATAGTGAAGAACAAGAAACTATCCAACAAGAAAAAGCATAATATATGGGTTTAATAAATCAATCAGACGAGCAATACTATTTAGGGCCTGATGGTGTTTGGAATAGCTTTGACGAAAACTACGGAAGTTATCAATTCACAAGTATAAAGGATATTATAAACAACTTTATAATTTCCTATGTTGGCGAAGAAAAAATTATAAGCAAAGCAAAAAGAACCGACGTTATGTTTCATGCTAAGCGTGGAATTCAAGAGTTTAGTTTTGATTTATTTCCTTCTATAAAATCTCAAGAAATTGAAATTGGACCAACCTTAAACTTTGTATTACCTAAAGATTACGTTAACTATGTTAAACTAACTTGGGTTGACCAGAGTGGTATAGAAAGAATTATATATCCTACTAGCAAAACTAGTAACCCATTACCAATACTTCAGGACAATGACATGGAGTATTTATTTGATGAGCAAAGTGGTGAAATACTTACCGCAGAAGAATCTGAGACAAGAAAAAAGTTTCAATCCTCTGGAGGGCATAATAAAGATTATATAGAAAATATAAATAATGAAGACCTACTTAACGGAGCATCATTTGGAAGAAGATATGGATTAAACCCAGAGCACTCTCAAATCAATGGAGTATTTTATATAGATCCTTTACAAGGAATTATATATTTTGACTCATCAATGGTAAGTAGAATAGTTACATTAAAATACATTTCTGACGGCTTAGGGACCGATGAAGAAATGGTTGTTCATAAGTTTGCTGAAGAAGCAATATATAAGTACATAGCTTATGCAATTTTATCCACTAGAGCAAATACTCAGGAATATATTGTATCTAGGTTTAAAAGAGAAGCAGCAGCAGCTAGAAGAAATGCTAAAATACGTTTATCAAATATTAAAATAGAGGAAATTACACAGGTAATGCGTAATAAGTCTAAAATTATAAAACACTAGGGTATGCCGGAATTGATTCATACGTTTACGTCAGGTAAAATGAATAAAGACCTTGACGAACGTTTAGTACCAAATGGCGAATACAGAGACGCTATCAATTTAGAAATTTCTACCTCTGACGGTAGTGATGTTGGTGCTTTACAAAACATAGCAGGTAATGCTTCAAAATTTTATAGAAGCTTAAATCCTAGTACGAACATATACACTTCTTGGACAAGCGGATATATCAATTCATTAACAAATCCTATTAAAATAGGTGAAATAAAAGACGATGTTAATGAAAAAATATACTGGTTTATAGCTAGCCAAGAAGTTAGTGCTATTGCTGAGTATGATCAAAAAAATGAAATTGTATCTCCCATATTAGTTGATAAAAATAGCATATTAAATTTTAGTACCAATTATTTAATAACTGGTATAAATATTATAGAAGGCTTGTTGTTTTGGACAGATGACCAAACAGAGCCTAAAGTAATAAATATTAATGATTTTAAAAATGCTAATAAAAATAGTAATTTTTCAACGCACAGTATATTTTACGGAGCTGATGCTGATTTAGCAAGAGACTTTATAGAATCAGATATAACCGTAATAAAGCAAAATCCTACAGAACCTTTAATCTTAGAGTTATCTAAAACTAGAGCTGTAGACGCTAATGGTAACCCTGCTGTTGTGGTAGGCACTGCTAGTAAAAATTTTGTTATAGTAGATCCTAATGATCCGTTAGAAAGAATAGCTGCTCCAATCGGAACGCAGTTTACAATAAATTGGCTATCAAGCCCTTATCCTTTTTACTCTGTTGGTGATGTTTTATCATTCGAAGGTGCTGCTGAAATATCAGGCTCTTCTGTTCCTGAAGAATATGTGGTAAGAGCTGAAGTTTTAAGTGTACCTCCTGGTCCAACTCAAACTTCTGTTGCTATTTCTGTATTATCAGTACCTGAAACAATACAAGACACTGCAATTACTTGGACTGTTACACTAGAGGAAGATCAGCAATTTTTTGAATTTAAATTTCCAAGGTTTGCATATAGATACAAATATAAGGATGGATATTATTCAGCATTTTCAACTTTTTCTGAAGTAGCTTTTTTACCGAGTAACTTTGATTATGAGCCTAAAAAAGGTTATAATTTGGGTATGGTTAATCAAATGAAACAATGCGTTATTAAGGGTTTTGCTGGATCTTCCACGCCTATTGATGTTGTTGAGGTTGATTTACTATATAAAGAAGCAAATAATCAAACAATATATGTTGTTGATACATTTAAAAGAAATAGTAATATATGGAATGCAAATGAATTCAACATTAAATCTGAAATAATATCCTCCGTACTACCTTCAAATCAAATATTAAGAGTTTACGATAATGTACCGCGTAAGGCTAAGGCTCAAGAAATAACAGCAAATAGATTAATTTATGCAAACTATCTGCAAAACTTTAACCTTATAGATAATTTAGGCAATTCCGTTGTTCCGTCTTTAAACGTGTCAATTAGCCACAATAGTAGCTGGGATTGTATTTACGACGAACAGGGTAATTGCACAGGACATCAATTCAGTACTAATGGCGAATCACTTCAGAATATACCTTACAATTCTGTAAAAACTCAAAGAACCTATCAACTAGGCGTAGTGTTTCAGGATAAATATGGTCGTCAAACACCTGTTTTCACTTCTGAATCAGCCGCAACTACATTACAAAAAAATAATTCTATAAACTACAATAGTATAACCGTTCAGTCAAAAGGTAATAAGCCAAAAGATTTCACAAGCTTTAGATATTACGTAAAAGAAACATCGAATGAGTATTACAATTTAGCTATGGATAGATGGTATGACGCGGCTGATGGTAACATTTGGATAAGCTTTTCGTCATCAGATAGAAACAAAGTTGATGAACAAACATTTTTAGAATTAAAAAAACGTCACGACTCTAGCGATGCTGTATTGGAAGCTGCTAAATATAAAATAGTAGCCATATCTAATGAAGCCCCTACATTTTTAAAAGAATCAGCAGCTGTTCTTGGGCAAGTTTCTGGAAATATAGATCCTACTGCTGCGCCAGAGCCTAACTTTCAATCTTTTAGAATTAAACAAGAAACTTTAGATAAAAGTCCTGCAAAAATTATTCTTGATCCTTCCTCTATATCAAAGACTAGATTAGTAAGGTTTTTTGATAGCCAGAATAGATCAGATTATTATAAAATATCAGGTATTGATTCTCCAGTTTCTATAGCAGGTATTAATTACTACACGGTTAATATTGAAAACGCATTTGGAGATGACATAGAATGGATGTTTGATGATTCCAATGATCTTATCCCTGGAATTTCTACAGAATTTTCTTTTAAAGAATTTGAAAACAAACCAGAATTTGAAGGTAGATTTTTTGTAAAATTATTTAAAGATGCTACCTTACAGGAATATTTATTGAATAGTGCAAACTCCTCAAATTATGCTATTGCTCAATCTGTTAAAATAGGTTGGACAGGCGTTTTTCTTAATGAAGATACTATTTTAAGTGGTGATTGGGGAAGCGGGGGATTTTTTATAGATGATGGTACCGTTGCTTATGCTGCCTACGGGAAACCCAGCAAAGGAGGTGGGTTTACTATTGGAGGTAAAACTATTACGATAGCTTTTGCTGGAATTTGGCCAGGCAGAACTGAACTATTTGGGGTAGGTAAGACGGTTTATCCCGAACTTAGAAAAGCTGTTAATGTATTAGAAAGTGTGGGTGGTTTATTTAGATTTAAAGAAGATCCAGATAAAGTAGTTTACAAAATATTGCAAGTAGAGGGAGTTGAACGTTTTAGAAATTATCAAGAAAATAGAACTATTTGGGAGGGCTTTAAGGATGGATCTAATAAAAGGAAAAGATGGTATTTAAAGGTGCAACCTGTAGATCCTGCAAATGGGACTGGTTTATTTCAAGGGCCATCTGGCTGGTCGCCTTACGCTCCGGTTAATGGTTTTGTAGCTCCTTATAGCGCTGCTGCTCCAAGCATTGAGTTTTTAACAGTATTCCAAAACGATACTACTTTTACATCTACGAATCCAGCTATATTTGAAACAGAGCCAAAGGAGTCTGCTGAATTAGAAATATATCATTCTGCTTCAAAAATATATGCAATTTCAGAATATGGGAATGCTCATAAGCTAAATTGGTTTAACTGTTATTCGTTTGGAAACGGTGTTGAATCTGACAGGATAAGAGATGATTTTAACGCAATAACCATAGACAATGGTCCAATTGTATCAGCCGTACTGAAAGAACCTTACAATGAAGAGCGTAGGCTTACTGGTTTAATATTTTCACAAATATTTAATTCAATATCTGGCGTTAATGACTTAAATCAATTCATTCAAGCGGAGTCTATTACAAAAGATTTAAATCCTATATATAGTTCTATACAAAAACTTCACTCTAGAGATACCAACTTGGTAACTTTGTGTGAAGACAAGTGTTTACGTATACTAGCTAATAAGGACGCTTTGTTCAACGCAGATGGAAATACAAACGTTACTTCTAACAATGCTGTACTAGGCCAAGCGATCCCATACTCCGGGGAATTTGGTATTAGTAAAAACCCAGAAAGCTTTGCTTCTTATGGCTACAGAGTATATTTCGCAGATAAAAGTAGAGGTGTTGTAATTAGATTGTCAAATGATGGTATTGAGGATATATCAAGATACGGTATGAGTACATTTTTTGCTGACAACTTGAAAAAATCAAGCACGACTTGGGGTTCGTTTGATGATGATAAGGGAGCTTACAATGTTTCTTTAGATAACTTAGACACCGAATGGAGTGGTAAATTAGAAGATGGAATTGTAGAAAATGGTGTTACCACAATAATTAATCCTACATCGACGGTTGTTACTTTTAAAGAGGGTATCAACGCTTGGGAAAGTAGAAAAAATTTTAGCAAAGAAGGTGGTATAACATTGAATGATAGATATTATACATTTAAGAATGGAATAATATGGGAGCACAGGCATAATGGCGTTGTACAAAATAATTTTTATGGTATACAATATGATAGTGCTGTTACTTTATTGTTAAACGATGCTCCAACTGTTGTAAAAAAATATAAAACCTTAAATTATACAGGTAGTGACTCTAGAAAATATGTGTATAGCAATTCTGAATATAGCGATTTAAGTTTAGCTGAAGTCACAGCTTTGCAATTGCAAAATGTTACCACCGAAACACTCGACAATAAAGGTTGGTATACTAACTATATACAAACAGATCTACAAAGCGGATATGTAAAACAATTTTTAAATAAAGAAAACAAATGGTTCCAGTATATAAAAGGGGACGCTACGTATTTTAACAGTAATTCAGATAACAACGTTGATTCAAAAGAATTTTCTGTACAAGGCATAGGTAGACCTTATTTTATAGCTGCTCCAGGAGTATCAAGCTTTAACGTTAGAGTTTTTAATACTAATAGCAGTTTGAATTACAATATAACAGAATTAAATTTCAGTGCAATTGCAGGTAGCGACTTAAATGACAAAGGAATTCAATCTTTAGTCATAACACCTAATCAAGGATATACTATAAACTATTTAGATTTTAGCATAGTTGGTACACCTACTGAAATTATAAACACTTCATTTGTACAATCGGGTAATAATATAATATTTGGCTTTGAGTTTGCTGATAATACACTAATGCCTAGCGATAATATTGAATTCGCTTTAGATATACAAGGTGCCGCAGAAGATGAATTATACACAATACAGGGAGGTTATACAATCAATACAACAAATAGTACCCCTAGTGAGGAAATAAGCGTATACAGTGGCTCAAGTGCATTTAACAGTACATTAGTTGTATTAACAAAAACTGTAACTGCGAATAATGGATTCTATTTCTTCGCTGAACCTCAGTTATCAATAGCAATAGGTGACCAAAATAATTATAGCGTAGTAGCCAATAAAACCTATGATGTAAACCAAAATTTAATAACTGTTCAATTTGTAGTGTCTTATACATTCCCTAGTCTTAATGTTTCGGGTGATTCCATAGTTATTCAAGCTAACGCAATACAAATCATTGAAGCTACCCAATACATAAACGCTTTTACTTTGAACGGAGTAGGTGGATATGACTATACAGCTAATACAAATGGAGAATCTTTGGTGTTAAATTTAATTGGTGACCCTGGAGCTTTATACTCGGTTGAACTAGTTGATTTTCTTTTAAATACAACTATTTACGCAACAAACGTAGCAATAGGAAGCGCAGGTACAGCTCAAATAGCGGATATAGCAATACCAAACTATTTAGATAATAAATATCCTTACGAATTAAAAATAACAGGTGATATAAATCCTGATATTGTAAATGACGGCGCTGGTGTAACAATAAGTATATCTCAGCAAGAACCTGTGTCAATTACAATCACAGCTACTAGTGCAAATTCTAATCTACTTATAGAGGGAGTACCTGATACATTAATTTTATCACCAAACACTTCTTACGAACCTGGGTTTTTGCCAAGATTAAACTTTAGCTTTAACGCAGCTTCTGCGGTGGGTTATACTATTGAAGAAACAGTTGTTTTAACAGCAAACTCGTTTAGTCCTGTAATACCAGATCCTTTAGCTGCTGGTTATATTTATTCAATAAGTAATTTAACGTCATCTTTAAATAGTGAAAATACCGTATTTACAGTATCTGGTACCATAGAAGTTGCTCGTGCCGGTGGACAGCTTGTTCTACATACTTTAAATTTAGATCAAATAATAAGTACACTTTCCTCAGTTACATATAACAGTGTTCTGCGAGTTACAGAGGGTCCCAATGGAGAGAGCTATTGCTTAGCTACTGAAGGAGTAGCTACCACAATTGTGGGGGTAACAAGTGAGTATATTGTTGTAGGGAATTCATTATCATCTACGAGCGGAGGAGTTATAACTTCACTAGGTATAGGGTTTTATAGAATGTCACGCAACTTGGTGGATGGCACGACTTATCAAATAGGTATAATACCGGCTAGTGATTATGTAGTTCAGGTTGGTAACAACGGAGTTATAGCTGCTATTGATGGATGTATAACCTAATCTAAACCTAAACTTATAATTATACATAATTTTATGGATCAAATAACATTAAAATTTTCATATCCTATTAACACATCTGCTCAAGTTGGCGATATAGCCTACTTTACAAGTGCGACTAATAAGTACAAAAGCAATGACATTAAGAAAATAGGCAAGATATTAGGAATAGATCAAGCTACAAACACATTATTATGTGAAATACCTTCATCGCAAGAAAGGCCAGACACATCAGACTTCATATTATTTTCAAAGGATAATATCCAAAATACAGGATCTGTACTAGGGTATTATGCTAGATTACAATTTAGAAATGATTCTACTGAGTATGCAGAAATATTTTCAATTGGTTCTGAGGTGTTTGACAGTAGCAAATAATGCGTAATAATAAATTATAAAAACTTAATAAAATGATTGGACAAATAGTAGGAGGTCTAACTGGTATCGCTGGTGGTATTATAGGTAGCGGTGCTAGAAAAAGAGAACAAAGAAGAGCGCAGCAGGAATTCAATACAAGAAAAGATCAGTACGAAAACTTAGATACCTCAAATGTTTACCAGAACATGGAAAACACTATGGAGGATTTAACCGTAAACCAGCAAGCTGCTGATTTTCAAGCGCAGCAACAGCAACAAGGTTTGGCTAATACTATGGCTTCCATGAGTGGAGCAGCGGGTGGATCAGGAATTGCAGCGTTAGCTCAAGCTATGGCCAATCAACAATCCCAAAACTTACAAAGCGCATCTGCTGACATTGGTAGACAAGAGTCACAAAACCAAATGGCTGCCGCTCAAGAAGCTGGTAGATTACAATTGTACGAAGCGAAGGGTGAATTAATATCTAGAAAAGCTGAACAAGAAAAAACAGAAACGTTACTCGGAATGTCTCAGCAAGATTTAACCGCTGCTAATAAAGCAAGACAAGAAGCAACTAACTCGATTATGGGAGGCGTAGGAGGTTTGATGAATGTTGGTGCTCAGGGCATTTTTGGGGAGGGTACTTTTATGCAGAACATTGGATTAAGTCCAAAGGATTAATAATAACATTATAACATGAATGTAAATTTAGTAAAAGGGCAAGCTACATTAGCCGAAAGCAGAAATAATAACTGGAGCGAAGCTTTACAGAAAGGTATAATGGAAGGTACTCAAGCAGGCGCTTTAGCTGCTGCTCAAGAGGCTTCTGAGAAAAGCGCTATTAGTAACAAAGTGGCGTCGTATATAAATTCATTAAACGAACCAGACTTAACCAGTTTAACTCCAGAGCAGAATAGTGCTGTTACAAATTTTCTAGTAGAGCAAAGAAACCAATATGCAAATATTGCTAAAGAAATATCTAAAATAGATGCGGCAGAAAACCCTACAGAATACGCTTCGCTTAGGGACAAAATGAATGGCATCCGTAATTCGTTTTCAAATTTAGCAAACCAAGTAAACGCTTATAAGCAAGATAAATTGTCTTATTTAAAAGACTTTGATGACAAAAGATTATCTAATGGTAATTCTATAGGTTCATTAGCTAAAGCTGCAAAAATGTACACTAATGAAGGAACTATGGGTATAGGCCCAGGAGGGCAGCTATCTTTTTTTGATGAAGACGCGGGGGAGTATAAGGGGTATATGGAAATTAACAAACCATTTTTAAAAGACTTCAAATCTGCTGACTCTATTTTAAAACTAAACGAGAGCATATACAATAGTGGTCAACCTTTGTTAGGCGCTAGAAAAACTATGGTTAAATCTAAATTAAAGAACTTAATTAATTCAGGAGGTAGAGATACATTAGTTTCTTTAGCCGCTGATGATTTTTTAGTTGATGGTGGTTTAAACATACAAGATAAAAAGTTATTTGAACCAGGTAACGAAGATTTACTTGAACAAGAAGTATTATCAAAATATATGGATTTCTTGTCAGAAACAGCAGCCCAAGGATCTTTAGATAAAAAGCCTTCAGGCAAAGGAGGATCTAGACCAGGCGGAATAAGAGGGGCTGTTGGAGAAGAGATTAGATTTGCAGAAGGATCTGTGTTGCCATCAGCTTTTGAGTTTGCGAATTTAGCTACTATAAAAGCTCCAGCTGAACAAACCGAAGCTAAAACTAAAGCTATTGTAAACCAAATAAATAGTATCGACCCAAAAGCAAAATCAAAGCCATACGTGTCCAGGGGGGAATTATTTAACATATTCTACCAAGCTAACGATTATACCGATATGAACAAAGCGAGAAGTGATTTCAAAAAAGAATTTGGAAATACGCAGATATTCAGATACAACCCAAGTCAGCCTGGACAATCTATACCTTTAGATGTTAACTTAAACAATCCAAGAGACTTGTATAATTTTTACATAAAGAATTCAGACTTGAGTTCAAAAGCTAAAAACTATTTTTTAAGTAACCTAGATAGCTATATAGGTACAAGCAACAAAGAACCAGAACAGAAAAAACAAAGTAAAACAGGAAGCGGCACTTACGATAATTTATAATTAAATGGAAGAATTATATAATCAACTATATAACGACGGGAAATACACAAAAACATTTGAAGATTTTAATGTTCAATTTGGATCTCCTGAAAAATCAGAAAAGTTATACCAAGCTTTAAATCAATCAGGGGACTATACTAAGTCCTTTGATGAATTTAAAACACAGTTTAGTATACCAGCAAAGATACAAGACTCTGCAAGTGCGGATCCAACTGTGGAGTCTCGAAAAGATACGGGATTCAAATCGGAAGATGGTTCTTCGGAGCAAATAGACGCTAGCGATTTTAAGAATACACAAGAAAAACCTACTTGGATTGAACAAATTCCTGGTATTGGTAAAAACGAAGTTACAGATTTTTTTGGTGATATATACAGATCTGCATCTTCTGGTTGGGCTGCTGGAAAAACTGTAGATGAAGCATTCGATGTGTTTAAAGGCAAAGAAGCTTCTGATGATGAAATAATGTCTTTTATTGAAAAATCAAGAGAACTTGAAGGTAAAGGGCAAGCTGATGAAGTGCAAGCGCTTTCTAAAAAAATGGCTAGCTTAAGAAAAGAAGGATATAACGGAGTTGCTGCTTTTTTTGGAGCGTGGTGGGATAATCCATCTGCAATGTTACAAATTGCCACACAGTCTTTAGCTCAAATGGCGGCTGCTCTTACGGATAGCGAAGAAGTTAGAGGAACTGCAGCAGCGGGAGCTGGAGGTGGAGCGGCGTTAGGAGCTGGCGTTGGTTCAATTGTACCTGTAGTAGGAACAGGAGCTGGTGCAATTGCTGGAGGAATAGGCGGATTTATGGGAGGGTTATCTGGATCCATGGAAGCAGGTATGACAACTGCTCAACTAATTCAGGAAGAAGCTGTAAAAGATGGTTTGGAATGGGGAAGTTTATCTGACAAAGAAAGATTTGATTACGTTAGAAAAATACAAAACGATACTGAAAAATTTAATGACATCAAAAGCAAAGCTGTAGCTAGAGGTATGACTATCGGCGCAATTGACGGCGTAACGGGAGCTATACTCCCCGGGGTAGGTAATGTTGCGTTTAAAAGTGTTGCTAAAGGAGCAAAAAGTGCTTTGGCTCAATCTGCTAGAGTTGGTAGCACAGCCGCTTTAGAAACTGTAGGAGGAATGGCTAGCGAAGCAGCTGGGCAGGCTGCGGCTGGACAAGAGTTTAATTTAGAAGAAATACTTATAGAAGGTTTTGCTGATAAGACATTTACAGGTGTTAGTATAATAAAAGGCACAGTTCAAGGTGGTCCTAAATATAGTATTAATGGAGAAAAGATGAACGGGAAGCAGTTCATTGATAACATAAAAATTTTAGATGATGAAGCTTTCGTAGCTACAGACGCTATAAAAGTTGAAAATTCACCGGCTGTAGAAAAGCTAATATCTGATCGTAGACAAAATATAGCTGCGGATCAAAGTGTTGATAGTAGAATAAATGATGTAGAGGACAGAGCTAAAGCTATTAAATTAATTAATGAGCGAAATAAATTAAGCGGCAATAAAGAGGGTAATAAAATTAAAATAACTCAAGTACAGGCTGAATTAGATGCTATTGCTAAAAAATATGAAAATTCTGATGTTGATGCAACTATAGAACAAAGAAAGCAAGCTATCGCTCAAGCTGTGGATAATAAATTTGAATCGGAGTTTAATAAAAATTACAAAGCTTTAAAAGACAAGCAAGAAGAAACTGGCATTGAACCTGTTGTATTTGAAGATGACAACTTATTTGCTGAGACTGCAGCAAATGATCTTGGGGTTACTAAAGAATATATAATTAAAAATGCACCTGATGGTGTTTTTGTAGGTAAAGGAAAAGTATATATAAATAAAAATCGAGCTAAAGAAAGTATTAATATAGCTACTGGAAATAACGGAGCAATATCAGTAACAAGTCACGAAGTCCTTCACCCAATATTTAATGCTTTAATAGGTGGAGCAAAAACACAAGGTCAATTTGTTAAACAGTTTAAAAAACAAATGACTAGTAAGCAAAAAGCTTATGTTAATAAAAGATTAAAAACAGCATATAAAGATCAACCTGGAGCAGAGGCTTACGAGTTGATGAATATATTTTCCGATGGTATAATTAAAAATGATATTAGTTATGATAAAACTACATTTGAAAAGCTAGGAAGCACTATAGTTGATTTCTTTAGATCACAATTAGGATTAACTACAAATGAAATATCTTTTGATGATGGTAGAGGTGTATTTAACTTTTTAAAAGAATACAACAATAGCTTAAAAAAAGGTAAAGTAAGTGATAAAGCAATTCAAGCTATCAAGGATGCTGAAGCCGAAAAGAATGTAAAAGTTGCTGAAGCTAAGCTTTTGGGTCAAGAACAGTTTTCAAAATCATTATCTCCGGAACAAACATCAGAAGTAACAAATGATATATTAGCTGTAAAACAATTAGCCGAGGAAGAGGCCGCTATCGCTGCTAAATTTGGTAAAGAGCCTATTAAAGGAGGTAAACAAGCTAGGCTAGAACAAAAAGTTATATCAACATTGAAGCCTATCATAGACAAGGTAGTTACAAATAGAACTCAAGCTTTATATGATCCTATAGCGCCTGACGCTAAGAAAGCTGTTTCTAGGCAAGAGTTTCAAGAATCCATGCGGTCTGACTTAGAAGTAATGATTCTAAACGAATATAACGGATCTCAAGATATTGAAAAATTTTTAATCAATAGAGGTTACTTGAGAGCTAATAACTTAGCTAAAAGATTAGGTATAGAATCACAAGAAGACGGTGGTATAAAATCAGATGTAACCGCAGCGAAAGATATTGCTTCAACAGAAGATGTACAAACTATAGATAGAAGCGGAGCTGTAGAACGTGGTCAAGCGACGTTTGATCAATTAGATTTAGTAGATGATGCATTAATATCAGATATAGAAAAAGAGATCTCTAGAGAGCTTAAAACGCGTTCGGCTAAAGGAACATTGTCCGAAAAAGTACCATTAAAACTTAACAATAAAATTTATGAAACTTCTTGGATAGAAGATTTTATAAATAAAACGTTATTTAAAAAGATACTTAAAAAATGGGGTACTATTGGAGAGTCCAATGGTAAAACAAAAATACCTGGGGCTTATATTGATTTCCTTAATGATCAAAAGAATTTTGACATTATAATGAAAGCTTTACCTGTGAAAACAATAAAGAAAAGTTATTCTAAGCTATTTACATTAGAACAAATAGGTAGAGAGCTAACAGCTGAAGGTAATCCTATTTTCCGTGTTGCTCCTATTGACAAGAAAACTTTTTTACAATACTTTTTAGACGGTAAGAAAACCACAATACTTGAAAGACAAAAACAATTAGCTAGAGAGATAATTACACCCGTAGCAAAGGAGACATTAGCTAATTATGCTACCCCTGAAAATTTATCTAACCTAAAAGAAATGCAAGAGTTAGCTCCTGATGTTTCTGCTGATATAATTAATAACATAAGCTTAAGTGCAGTTCTTAGTCATTTAGAATCTCAAATAGATAGATATAAAGGAGAGGAAAAAAGCTTTGATATAATACAATTTAGTAAAACTAATTTTACTGATTCAGAGCAAAAATTAATAAAGAAAATATCTAATTCTAATTCAACTGGTGATTTAGCAACAGTCGAGTTGGTTGTTAAGCTAATTAGAGCTTTAATATCACCTACTAAAACGGAACTAACAGGTAAGTTTAATGAATTAAAAGAAAAGCTAGGTATTGATCTTTATAATAAAATATACGACAGTTATTTAGCTCCTATGTCTGAAGCATTTACAGCTATGTCTGATGTTTCTGAATACGGTCGAGGTATAGCTGCTGAAAGATTTGCTTTTGAAGTTATTGAAAAAATACCAGGTATTAAAATGATATCAGAAAAGCCAAGCGGAAAACCCGGTAGCAGCAGAGCTGATATTGTTATTGAAATTATTAAAACTAAACAGCAATATAAAATTGAAGTTAAAAATAATAAAACAGCCGTTATAACAACTG